TCCGTTCGTGGGTTGATCATGAACCTTAACACTTCATCCGAGTTATACATTTTTCCGTTATACAGGACTTTATAATCGAAGTCACTTTCGATCACGGAAACATTGTTCGGCGCCATCGGCATGTATCCATCGATCAATCCGTCTGATGTCATGATTGGAAGTACGAAAGCATTTCCTTTAAAGAACGCGGTTTCAACGATCCAATGAACCCATGACTTACGCGTCATCAGTTTGTAAGGACTGATGTCGATTTTTCGACTTAGTTCATTCTTGATTCGAATGTCACCGTTCGGCGTGTTCTTCATCAAGTGAATTGTCATCGTACTGACCAACTCGGCGATTTTATGAACTGCAGTGACGACTGACGGATCCCGACTTAATGGGATATACTCGTTTGAGTACCAGTCATCTGTACCACTGGTCAGAAACATCGACATCGGCGTTGTTTCCCTTTTTTGCAGAATCGGTTCAGCTCTTGCTCTTGGTCTGCTTCTCTTCTTAGTCATTGGCTGCTCCTTTCGTTCCGAACCAATCGGACGCTTTCTTAGTCTTCTCTTTTGATTTCAAATACCGAATGCAAGAGAACACAGAGGCGTCAAATAAATCGATACGGCTCTCTTGTTGAACTTTTTCATATTGAATTGCATCATCGACCTTTTCAATGGCCTTTATATTGGTGACGCAATATTCATACGCTTGACTGTGCAAATAATAGTATTTTCCATTCTTGACACGTTGTTCAATGTGTCTGAATCCTTGCGACTTCGACATGTAATATTGCGGTTCATCCAGTATGTTGAATTTATATGCTTTCATCATCAGAAAGAACTCTTCGGCGAACTTACGGTCATATCCGATCTGCGCGATATTGAATCCCATTGTTCGCATCGTGACGAACCATTTTACAATGTCATCGACAAGAACGGTTGCGGTGTTGCTCATCGTCAACCATCCGTCATCTTCCCAACCGAATAGCGGTATTCCGTCTTCATCCGACTTTGTGACTGCTGCCACACGTGGAAAGAACGCATGAGTGATGCAGATATCAACATCTTCATATACACCGTACAGGCTCGCAGCAGTGAGATCATGCATCTTTGAAAGATCGGCACCGCCAAACCACTTAATTGGAAGTTTAGATAATTGTTCAATCGTCCAGTTGTATTTACTGTCACTCAGTTTGAATTCGTTGATATTGAAATATGCTTTCATCGATGCGGTGTAAACGTCTAACGATTTAGATAAGAAATCTTTCCGTTGTTGCGGATCATTCAATGCTTGGCGAGAATCATTCAACATATCTTCGGGCCGAATGGTGATTCCATATCCCGGATTTGCTTTCTGATGTTCAAGTACATTCGTATAGTCCACATTGCCGTTTTCATCTTCATCGGCTTTGGCAATAAAAATGAAGTACTGTTCATCTGTTACTGTTCCATCCAACACTTTTTTACAGTATTGAATTTTGCGATAGCAGAAACTATTCATTTTATCACCGGCGGATGTAATGCCGATCAGTAACTTGTTTGTGTAGGCTTTCATCATTTCTTTGAAAAGGTTATATTGTTTCGGATTGTGGTACGTGTGGATCTCATCACATATCGCAATGTTTCCGTTCAATGAATCTTGCTTGTCCGGATTCGAAGCCAATGCTTGAATAAAAACACTTCCGTCATCGAACTTTCCTTTGATACTGTGTTCCTGATTATTGTCAACGATTCTGAAACTCTTTTCTTCGCCCATGTATTTGATACTGTGACTGATGAAGTTAAAACTTTCGAGTGCCTGTTTCATCGACGCTGCCACGACATAGCATTTACTTCCTGATCGGCGATAATAGAGGCTTAACGCCCACGCCAATGAAGCAGCGAATGTCGTCTTGGCATTCTTTCTTGGTACTTCAATGAACGCTTCTTTTCGTACTCGAATGATCGTTCCTTTATGAAAGAATCCCATGATGTCGTAAATACAATATTTGTGATACGGCATCAAATAAAAAGGCGTATCCGTCATCGGAACACCTTGTAGATTCTCTGCCTGCACGTGAACGAGTGTACTTTCGATAATTGAAATAATCTTTTCCGGCTCTGACGGTTTGAACTCATACAATGGATTCTCAATCGTTTTTAGAAATCGTTTGCAACTTTGAATCTGTTCTAGGTTTGCTGGGCGAACACCGGAGATCGTATCGTTTACGAATTTGAACACTTCATCATAATTTTTATATTTCATGAAGCGCCTTGTTCAGCTTTGAAACGACCGCTTTTTTTTCTGCTGTTATTGATTCAAGTGCTTTTGGATTCAAACCCAGTAAAATCGAGTAGTTAGCAATGTCTTTTCGCAAACTTTCAAGCGTCGAGATCAATGAAGACTTCTTATCGCCACCATCTGCGGTTGCTGTTGCATACTTTTTATAGCCACTATCTTTGAAAACTTTAGTAAGGCATTCGTACTGCTCGCGCAGTTCGCAATAAATATCGATAACGGCATTATACTCAGGCCTATACGTGCCAAGTTTTTTCATGTCAGCGATTGTATTTTTTTTGATTGTACCCTTTGTTATCGCCTTTCCCGGCATTTCAAGCACCTCACTTTCAATATTCAAAAAAGTTTTTCCACAATGTCCGCTATTGGAAAGACTTCCACGCTCCGGTCTGTTTATTTATTACTTTGAACATCAAAGTAGGGGGGGATATGTCTTTAATTGCTTAACATTATGAACATTTATAATTTATTCTTGTTTAGGTTGTCGGCTTCGATGATAGCGTCGATGTGTCTTGCCATGAGTTCAAGTCCCTTTTCTGTTAGCTTATGCGTCTTTCTAATATGGAATGAATCATGACACACTGGGCATACTAACAACAAGTTCTCGTCTAACCATTGGTAGTCGCTGTTCATTTCAACCGGCACAATATGATGTGCTGTATTACCTGCTACTACTCGACCGTAACGCTTGCACTCTTGGCATACATACTTATCTCTTACGAGTATATGCTTACGTTTCTTTATCCATCGTGGATCTCTGTGGTAGTCCATGCTACTTATTGCTTACTACATAGTAGGCTTTGATTCCTTTAATTCGATAACGTTCTACCTGTAACAGTAACTCTCTGCATGATTCGTATTCAACATGTACTAACTCTGCATGTCCGTAATGTTCTATGCAGTAGATCACATTCACGTTAGATAGTTTGTTCTTCTCTCGTATCTCGTTAAGCAACATCATATACTTAGATAGGCCTAAGCATTGCTCATTGCCTTTGTCTTTAACTCTCATAGGTACTTAACCCTTTCTCTCTATTACTTAATATACATAAACACTTATTAATACTTATACTTAGTATAGGGAAACTAAATCCCTAAGCGACCTCTTATGTCCTTGCGTCCATTGCCGTTCAAGACTACATATGACATCTTATTACTTGCTGGCGTGAATCCTTGTTTAAGTCCATAGCCGCCGACTTCTTGCCATGCGTTACTGATTAGAAAGAACCGATCACGTTTCGATACAGTCATGTTCTGATAATCACATTTGAATGTGCTGTCACTAAAGATCATTGGAGTATGCACATGGCTCATGACATAGACATCAGCGTCAACTGTTTCTTGCATGGACTGTACGTTGTTGGCTTTACCACCCATCTTCTTACCACCACCGGAACCATGTCGACAAAAGAAACTATATACATTCCTTTTGGTCTTTGTGTTCTCACAATCAGCATGAATGCTTCTTCCAAACTTCACAAATAGTATGTAACTGTTATCTGCATAGCGATCGAGTATTCCCATCTCTTGTGCGAGAAAGGCACTCATGTCAAGTCCTGTGGCTTTGTAGACACGATCTTCATGATTGCCACCTGTCATGGATAGGATTCTTCCCGCCTTTGACAATGGCTTTAGAATGTTCGCTGTATGTTTGATCTGTTCGGTCGGTGTGTATTTTTCTGCATAACTGTCACTGACGGATTGTGCCAATGCTGTATTGCATAAGTCACCATTCAGAATAACAAACCGATTCGGTTCTGCCAGTATGTAATCAATGGCATTCTTGATAATGATTTCATTCGTGAAGGCATCACCGATATGAAAATCAGCGAATGGATACACCTCAATGTCTTTGAAATAAGGCAACTCTACTTTGATTACTTTGAGTCCGTCTGGCATTGCATAATCTCCTTTAGTGATGTCAACTTAACAAATAAAAAGACACCGTTAAGTGTCTTTAAGATTAATTTGAAGCCGGGTTACACGGCTTTTGACAGTAGAATTGCTTTCTAACTCTGTCTAATTTATACTACTACAATAGCATCTTTTTTAGTGACATGTATGTCATTCGTTCGGGTTAATGAATTTGATATGAATATCGATCAAATGTTCAATACAACGCCACATCTGTTTGTTATTGCAATAATACTTTTCTTCCAACTCTTTATAGGTCATTCGCTCATGCTTATCACCTTTAATAAACTTGTCAATAACCATCTTTTTTTCAACACCGTCTAAAGTTCCGACAAACCGATCACACTTTGCAATCTGATATTTTCCTATTACATAGTCCTCATCTTCCTTCAATTTATCGATTCTGTCCATTCCGGCACGAATTACAGATCCATGTTCCGGAGGTGTTCCGTCTGGCATTTTGATGACGCTACCACCTTGCGGACCATACTGTCTTGTTTCCAGTTCTTCAATTCTGTCATCTACCTCTTTTACTTGTTCAGTGTTTAACCGGTACAACATCAGATAACCTTTCAGTTGTTCGGCATTCATACGGTGTTATCCTTGACTGATTCTCTTGCGTTGGCATTGTATAGTTCCGGATCATCTTTAAAGTGTTCATCCACATTCATCATACTCAGTGCATTAAACACAATCGCTGATAAATGATCTTCATCTCTCATTCCCATGCAATACTTGGTCAAGTGTCGAAGTATTGAACCGACGCACCATTTCTGTGGCTGACCTTTTAACCAGTTATTATCACCGTATTTCTTGGCACCCAATGTATACCATGCCGATACTCTCATCAGTAGGTCAAGTGGTAATAACTCCATGAGTGGCTTATCATCTGCGTTATCTCGACACGCACCCGACGATGCTGTTCTGATTTTACCTGAACTATTCATGTTGCTCATTTTCTTGACCTTTCCCAAAAACTAATGTTACGGCCAGTGTTCCGTCGAAGTCGATCGAGTACACGATTTGTTTACTGTTTTCCATTACCAATTCAACCCGTCATCTTCTAAATCTAGCAACGGTCCTGTATCGAATTGATCGGCGAATGAATTGTCGGTTACTGGCGAAACATTGTACTCTTCTTTCTCAAGAACTTTTTCTGATTCAGTTTCCACCGGTATTTCTTTCTTCTTGTATTTTTCTAGCACTTCCACGTCGCAATACATGGTCACGCCGAGTTTACCATTGTATTCATTGGTCGATATTCCGACGATGTTTGAAATCGTCACTTTATCCTGATCGTTTACTTCCACTTGATTGTTTGCCATGATTGTTACATATCGTTTATGCTCTTTGTCATTGGCGTCATAGTCACGGACCGAGAAGATCGTTTTCCCCTGTGCGACTTTTGGGAATGACGCATACAGTTTATATCCTGTTTTAATCATGGTCAGAAACCTTCACGATCTCTAAGAGTTCTTTGAGGTATTCTCGTTCTCGTTTTCCTGAATCAATTTCGATCGGCCACGAACTTTGATTGATTCGTTCATTGGTATCATTGATTTCATTATTCAGATATTCGGTTAATTGTGCTTTATTTGGTGTCATTTAGTTTATCCTTGATTTCTTTGATTTCTTTTTTTAGTAAGAAATATCTATCTAGTTCTGCCGATTCAATTTTACCCATCACTCTTCTGTTTACCATTTCCATATCGCGTATGTGGTCTACATCTTCTCTAATTTCACCAGTAGTTTTGTTGAGTTTTACTTTGAATTCATATATCCAAATAATTAACGAAATTATGCAATAGATTATAAATACAATTCCGAGAAACACTAATAGTTTTTCCATTTTTCATTTACGCAGCGCATTGGCTGATCACTTTCTTTTTAGAATATGCTTAACTGCACATCTTCGAATAACTTCGGATCGTATTTTGTAATAACTCTTTTAATGTTCTTTGAGAATATTTCAAGATCATCACACGGTATTCCTTCACCACTTTCATCCCGATTATCGGTAAGCCCAACACTTATGAATTGGTTTTTGTTGTTTTCCATTCTGTAATGGTTGAGCGAAATCTCAACGATGAATCTCTTTTCGGGTACCCATGAAATCATTCTTCCCTTCGACCACGGTGTCGGTACGATTTTCCATTCGCACATCGGGTAGTTCTGTTCTAGATAAACAAATACATCGTCAATGGTTAGTTCTTTCATATTTTCAATGTGATCGCAACATCATTCAACATTCTTATTTCGTATGCCCTGTACAAGCGATTCTAAGCCACTACAAGAGATATATTCGTTTAAGTAAACAACTACTCCGCTTTTATTCAACTCCGCTACCTTGCGTCTCATTCCAAGTCTGTCAACGGAATATAAGTGGTTACTTGGTACTTCTCGTTTTGAAAGTGATTTCCAATTGGAAGTGAAGTCATTTTTTGATTTATGCGGTTTACTATCTTTTGTCGTTTTAGTTGAGAAGTACGCAAGGTTCTTACTGGCTAATGGTTTTGTTCTCGGTCTGCCCTTATTCTTCTGATT